CATCTCGCCCAGGCTTGCTCAACAATGCGGTTGGATTTTTGATCGAGTTTGCCTTTAGTGGTTTTGGATTTAACCTGCAAAACCATACCCTTTGCACCCACCACATTTGACACACACATCTGCAAATACTTACGCGCATAATCATTATTAATACTCAAATCACGTGCGCGAGTGCGCAATACTTTGCCACCGGCTTGTAAATCTTTGTTAATGTTTTGCGAGGTAGTTGTCCAGCTTGAAGTTAAACGATCAATCTTTGCACCGGCATACGCACGTTTGGCAACGGCTTTTTTATGTTTTCTAAAAATGGATAAAAAATTCATGTTTAAAACCTTGTTTTAATAATGCCACCATGACCGAGGCCATTGCGAATACGCTCATTGCGAGTTTCCCGCACATATTCTGCGCGGTATTTATCGCGTAATAAAATCAAATCAGGGATCGGCGTGCGCCATAATTCACGACCTTGTATTGCATATTTTTCTTGGTCTTTGCTGGCTCTGCCCTCGATTGTTGCTTCAATCGCATCCAATACTTTTTTAACGTGGCCACGTGGATCAGTGGTGGCAGCATCACGGTTGGCTTTGACTTCCCACGTGCCACTGTCAACAGTGATACGCTCTGAGTCTGAGGTACGAATAATGTACGCTTGCCAGTGATAAACACCTGCGGTGTAGGCTGCCGTTGTTGACTGGCCAACTTCCACGATGTAATCACTGCCGCTTTCACTTGCAGTGATCTCAATCTCAGTTGTGCCGGCGTTTTCTAAACGCGCTGAATACTTTAAAGAATAAGTCGCAATTGGATAATCACTATCCAAGTCGCTGCGCTTCCAAGCGATACGATCACCGGCAATTATCTTGTCCGGCTCGGTGGTTGGGTAGTTTGTAGAGTCAAATAAATTGGCCATAAATCCCTATATCTAGTGTTTTTGAAATATAAAACTACTATATCTAGTGGCTTAGTGTCGTAACATTTTTTCAAATGTCAACCCCAATTTACATTTATTTTACCAACGCGCAGCAAAGCCACCGCCCTGCTTGTTTCTTGGCCTTATTGGGCGTTGTATTTGCGTAACTTTTGCCGCGTTTTCATTCGGTTTTTCAATTTCTTTGGGTGTTTTTTCAATATTTTCCACCGGATCGGCAAACAAATCTTTGGTAATCGGCTGCACTAAATCCTCAAGTCGTTGCCAATCTTTCTGACTCCACTTATTCATGCCCAAAAGATAAGCCGCCGCCAACGCATACACCGAGCAATCCAGCACCTCATTACGTTTATGTGACGGCTTCACCCACTCAGTGCGTGGATGGCCTTTGTGATAACGGGTGACAAGTTTCTCTGCCGTGATCTGCATATAAAACTCATCATCTAACTCGTTAGAAAAATGCACACGCCCTGCGCCCTCATCAATACCAAAACGACCATACCAAACACTTTTGGCGGTGTCCGACCCCACCGGCCACAGTTGCACACCACCTTTGATGGTCTTGCCTTTGAAAGTAATATCTTGGTTTGTTGGCCGACCAACCACTGGTCGGTTGCGCGTTGATTGTCCTTTGATGGCAATCACGTGTCGATGCTTTCGCAAACGGCAAAAGTCATACACCATTTGTGTGTGATGGCCGCCGGTGTCAATCGCCACCGCACTAAGATTAACACTTGATCCACTCTTATGATCTAATTCTAATTGTAGCCATTCATCCAACTCATCCCATAATTTAGGCGATGCCGGATCACCAAAAAATACTTGATAATCAATTGCCCAACTTTCCTGCCCGTCTTTACCAAATGCCCAAATCACTGCCTCAAGTCGGTTGTCTTGCACATCCACACCGCAACTTGCAATCAGCGCACCCATTGGTAATTGTCGCAATGGATAATCCTCGGCACGTTTGCGCAAGTCGTTCATATCCACACGATTACTTTCTTCATCCCAGCACTCACCCAGTGCAGTATTGATAAAGGTTTTTAAAAGGTGCGGATCTTGTTGTGCATCCAGCCATTTTTGCACGAGGTTTGCCCAGCTTTCCCACGGTGAATACAGTGACGATATGTGATAACTTCTGCGTGTATCTCGGTAATTGTTCTCAGGCTTGGTGGCCACCCATTTACCATGTTGCAGCATATCAAGTTTATCACTCTCGGTAATCACCCCGGCACAATGATCACACATATACACAGCGGTTTCTGGGCGGGGTATTTTGTTTTCGTCTTTACTCCATTTGATATTTTGCCAATGCAATTCCTGCATCACATCGCAATGCGGACACGCCACGTGGTATTTTCTTTGAT